TGGATATACTATTCATCATTTGCAATACAGAATGCTTTCCCATGTTGCACCTTATTTAAATATTTCTTTAACACGGAAAATAAATACCAATGTCCAAAAAGAAACAGACATGAAAATACCTATGAACATTAGTAAACCAGTCATCGATTTTTCGAAACCCCAATATAAATATCCCACCACATTCCATGTAATTGCCGATATTCAATTTGATATATATCATCTGTTTGCATTTGGTAAAAACAAATCGTTGGTATATTACAACGTATCATGTATACCAGATTACAAAACAAGTATTTTCATGAATGGATTGTTCCGAAACATTCGTGAAAATAAAAATCTGGATTATATTGAGGAAAGTGATGATGAAGATGATTTTGAAAATGTCGCCGAAGATAGATATGTAGATGTCAATAAAACATTATTAATCGAATGTATTTTTAGTGCTAAATTCAAAAAATGGATTCCAAAACGTGTTATGCCAAATGGGTCGATGGTAGTTCACATTAATAAATTGGCGAATATTTTCAACCAGTAGATTTGTTCCGAAACAAATAAAAATACGTGAATAGTGTATCTAATACAAATCCTGTTATGCTAAATAAAAACAATATATACTCCATTGGTGTTTTGTTCTCTATTCTGTAAAAATACAAACATAACAGTGCAAAAAAAGGAATCGCAAGTATATCACCTATATTACTTATATTATTTATTTTCATTATATAATATTTGTATATATTATAATGAAAACAATGAAAACTACAAAAAACAATACGCGAAAAAGAAAATGGTCGTTGAAATACAAAAGAAGTATTAACTGTAAAAAACCGAAAGGATTTTCACAACGCCAACATTGCAAATATGGAAAAATACCAAAAACATTGAAGAAAAGTTACAAATAGATTTTTTATACTTTTGTATTGAAGAACATGTATTCGTATTTATCATAAGTATTATCACGATATAAGGATTCCATGTGATAGACTGTAATATCTTTTACAATAGTTGGAAGATTCACAGATGATAATTTTTTTTTCATAAGTATATTTGTTTCTTGCATATCTTCTTTGTTTATTTCTATTTTAGATGCTTCAATAGAATTGTGTAACTTTTGTTTCATTTTTGACACGTTTATTTAGTTATTTATTTTTATTGTAGAAATAAAAATAAATTCAATTTTTTAGAGTCGATTCAATATTTTCAATTTCCGTCCTACGTTTATGAATAATGATTTGACGTTTGAATTCTTGGGCTTCTTTTATGTGTCTATCCAGTAAGTGGACATTTTGAATGTGTAAAGGTGTAAAAGCCCATTATTTTATATATTGTTTATATAAAATGATATTTGAAGAAAAAACTAAAAAACAAATAAAAAAAGAAAAAGAAGATTGTTTAAAATATGAGAAACAAAAACTTCTTGATTTGCTTTATGAATTATTTGAGTTTTTTGAAAAAAACATACATGCAGATAATTTTGATAAAATTGATGATTATATAATATCTATAACAAGATTATTATTAATAATAGAAGAAAACCATTTTATTAGTGTTCATGAATTAGACAAAAAGTTACATAAATTTGAAAGTTACAAAACATTTAAAGCAAAAAATGCTTCTATGAAATCAATAAAAAATAATAAATCAGATGGTGGTGGTGGATTTCTTCATTTAGCAATTTTAGGAATTGGTATTGCGGCATCATTAGTAAATTTAACGTATGCTGCAATAGGTACAACAGTAGGTGCTTTAAATGAAGATAGAATGGTAAAAGGGTTTGATTCTTTGGAAAAAGCGCGAGCATTTAAAATTGCAATGGAAAATACAGGAGGTAGTTGTTTTTTTAATACTGAATTACAAACAAAAGATAAAAGTGAATTTAATAAAACGGTTGATATTTTTGAAAAAACACATGCACCAATAATTATAGAAGATGATATAAAAGATTTTCTTAACAACAATCCAGGAGCAACATACGAAGATTATGTGCCATATTCACATAGATTTAATATAAAAGGAACACTAAAATATATTAGAGAAAATAATATTACTATAAATGCAACTGGTAACGACCACTCCATGAACGATGGCAAAATAATTACTGCTCATAATGAGAAAAATTTATTTAAAAGTTGGGAAGATACATTGAAAATTACAAGAGTATTTTCTGAAAAAATTTATTCAAATTGGGAAAAATATACAAGTCCAGACACCGGAGATATTTGTATATTTTTTATGGGATTTAGGGAATTCGACGTAGCTCATGCTTTTAATGGGCTTGTGCGGAAAGTAGGTGAAGAGTATAAAGTAGGAGCAATAGATAGCAATGATTATACAAACCTTATTGATATTGATAGCAATGATAATATTGTTTCTGGTAAAGCATATAGAACTGGTTGGATAAGAGTTGAAGAAGGTTTTTTTACACCAGAAGAAGAAAAACAATTAGGTGATGCTGTTATTATAACAGATAATCCTTTTCTTTCTGTATTTGATAGGTATAAACAAGAGATAAATTTATTTGGTTATAATTTATATAAATATAGAGATTGGAACAAGCCAACTTCTGTGTTTGCAATAACATTTGAAAACAATATGGCGGAAGAAAATTATGGTAATTTCCCTACACCTACGACAGGTAACATGGCTATTGTTGATTTTGGGGTAACACAATTTGAGGCTTTCATTGAAGCGAAAAATATGATTAATAGAGTAGCGAGTAGTTATTTTGAAGCTATAGAAAAACACCCCGGTTCTACTTTTGGTGGTAAGAAAATAAGCAAAAAACGATTGAAAAAAAGAACTAGAAAAACGAAAAAGAAAAGAAATAATGAAGATAATCAAATTTAGAGCAACGCGTCTAAAAAATGTTATAAAGTCGGTTTAGGTTGTAATGAAGACTTTTACATATTTTTATATTTTTTTATATGAATATACTATATAATGGGAGGTGTATCTCTTGAAAATTCAACTGCTGGTGTTTTATTACAACCATATGTTAGTGGATTGAGCGGTTCTTCTTATCAATATGGTTCAAAGACCATTGGTGGAAAAAAATCAAAGAAATCCGCTAAAAAATCCGCTAAAAAATCAAGAAAATCCAAGAAAACATGCAAGAAATGGTTTCCTATGCTTGGATTCTAATTTTCTAAATTATCCAATGAAATCAAACATTTACGAATCGGGGGCGTCTTCGTCGTTCAAAGATTTAGGCGTTTCTTCGTTCATTTTTTTCGGTTCAAAAACATGCGTCCAAGTTTTGTCGGTTTTCCAGTCCAAACTCATATTCGTATATTTATTACTATCGATTTGACGAATACGATAATTTGCCTTTTTATAAAACGCACGACGCTGCTTCCACTGGTTTTGAAACAAATCATGAGAATCTACAATATCCACTATAATCGGATTCTCATGTTTTACACGTAATATACGACCAACAGATTGGGTTATATCTGTTTTAGGCGTTACCATTACCAATGATGATAATGTTTTTATATCCAACGCTTCTGCTGCCATTGCATAGGTTGCCAATACAATTTGTTTTCCTTCGGTTTCTTGTAAATTACACTGTTTCATTCCGCCTACATAATATCCTACTGATGCAATTTTCTTATGTTCTATTGCATCATGTAAATACGTCAATAATGACCGATTGTGACACAATATCATGATTTGATTGTCTGGATTTTCCTGGATTAAATCGCCAATAACGCGAACTATAAAATCACTCCGTGGTCCGAACTCGCACAATTTTGAAATCATGGTACTGTATTTCGGACTTCCGCGAAAATCATATTCCACTTCATTGAATTCGTTATCCTTTGAAAGATAATTTATTGCACGTACACATACATCATCATCTGAATTACGTTTTTTTTCACTATATATTTTTTCACCAATGAACATAAACAACACTTTTGTCAATTGGTCTTTTCTATCTACCGTGGCTGATATACCCAACATGAATGGTGTAATTGTTTTCAATAATGTTCTTGAAAATTGTTCGCTACCAATGCGATGCACTTCATCTACAACAGTGAGTCCAAACGATGAAAATGCGTCCAATGAATATTCTTTATCATAGATGGTTTGTATCATACCAATTACTATGTCTTTTTCTTCTATATCAAAAGTAGGTCCTTGTATTTTACCAACCCGCGCCGTTGGCAAGAATTCCGATATACGTTCTATCCATTGGTTCATCAAGAATTCTTTGTGCACGATAATCAGTGTCTTTTTTTTCAATAATGATATTATTTTCAGCCCCATTACGGTTTTTCCTGCGCCACAAGGAACTTCCAAAATTCCACCACTGCATTTATGATGCGAATTTATGCATATAGGTTTATCCACATATTTCATATATGCGTCAACAATATGGTTTTGATAATCGCGCAAAGGTTTTGCAAATGGAACGTCAATATCATCCCCTTCGCATATTTCACTTTTTGCAGGTAATCCATATCGTTGTATTCCATAAAAACGTGGTATGTATATTTTGTTCGCATTTTCACGAAAGACCGCGAATTCGGTTTCTGGTGCAGCCGCCCCGGGCCCAAAAACAACCGGTTTCACAGTCAAATCTTTGTATAAGAATGCCAAGTCATCTTCTTTCAATGCTTGTTTTGGTATAGTATACCCTTTTTTTCCTAAATATGCGGAATTACAGATAGTATTTTTGTATTCTTCATTCAATAAAACAACTGGTGTTGGATTTTCAGATTTAGCCGATTTCGGTTTTTTAGCATAAAATTTTCTATAATTCATTTTTGTCGAACGGAATTATAATAAACTTCTATATTTCTTTTGTTGATGTTTCGAATTTTAGGAATATACAATCAATTTTTGGGAAACGATATGATAAAAAAATATAAATCTACATTATATAATGAAACTATCTTTACCAGCATCGTTGAAATCATTCAGTATTTATGAAATGGTATGGCTTTTTGTGTTTATCATATACATTGTATTTCCAATTGAAGCCCCTTTTGAAATTGCACAATATCTTGATTCTGCATTAGGTATGGCCATCATCTTTTGTATTACTGTTTACTTGTTTTTATACACAAATCCAGTTTTAGGTATCTTGTTTATTTTTGTTGCGTATGAAATGTTACGCCGCAGTTCAGCTGTAACTGGACGTGTTGCTATTATGCAATATACTCCATCTGAACCTAAAAGACAAGCTGAAATGAAAGCCATGAATCCACCAGAGCAAAGAACATTGGAAGAAGAAGTTGTTGCCATGCGCGCACCACTTGGACAAAGTCCACCAACAATGTTTACTGAAAGTAGTTTCAAACCAGTTGCCGATAAAGTCGGTGGTGCATCTTTATTTTAGATTTTTTATTGTGTAATTTATTAACCATGAAAAATAAAATATCAAATCTAGTTGATTTGATATTTTATTATTATTTTTCTGTAATAAAACCTACGAAAGGGCCAACTATGAAGATTGCAGAAAACAAACCAAATACACTAAGCATTGCTATTGCAAAATTTTTTCTTTTTGCTTCATCTTTCTGACCTGCCAGATTTCTTTTAATTTTACTTTTACTTTTCCTTTTCCTTTTTGTTACAAGACCAAGTAAGATACTAGATATTGCTATTGATATCATAGCTACAATATGACCGTAAACGTATTTAGATTTAGAAAGTTCAAAAAAATCAGGTATATACGTAAAAACTACCCACTCTAACGCATAATAAATTTCTTTGCTCTCTGTACTAAACTGATAATCTGCAAAATCTGGATCTTTACTTAAAACCATGTACGAAATAATACCTGATATTCCTATTAATACTGTAAAAAATAAACCTGCTAAACTTGTAGCACCATCTTTTATAATAAAGCCACCAATGGTCATACCTAAAAAACTCCAACATAAATAAAATAGTACAAATAAAACAGTAAATTTCAAATTGGTATCTTCAATCTTAGTCTTGAAAACGTATTTATATAATGGCGGACCACCAACTATTGAAACGGACAATATAATAACAAACATTATCATAGTAAATAATAAATTAACCGTTTTATTTTGGGATGCACTACCAGTAGTCAATCCTACAATTGTAGTCTCTGGTATAACTGAATTGCCTTTTTCATCAATTGGATAACAATCCATTTCGCCTGATCTAAGACCCTCTACAAATCCTTCTGTAAAATTTTGAAACCCTTCATTTCCAGAAACATTTTGTAAAATATTGTAATTTTCGTTATATCCCGAGAACAATTGACATGGAACATATTTGTCAAACCCATTTTTAACATTGATTGGTTCAGTAAATACAACCACAATATCATCACCACTTTTATAAAAAATATACTTTTGCAATTTATTGAACATACTATTCAAATTTACAGTCATTTTTAGTTTTTTGGTTATAAGTTTTTCTGAATTATCAATAATTTTATCCAACTGATTTGCAGATGCATTTCTAGTGTTTGTTATTAACGGGAAACATATATACATCTTATTAGTTCCGTTTGTAATACGTTTGTTCTCTATTATTAGTTCTCCGTCATATTTTACTCCATTTATATTATGTGTTTTTTTGAAAATATATAATTTATTTGACATATAATTTATTGTAGGTTCTCCGGATATGAAAATAGTATTTGGTTTAATGACATTTTCAGGCGTAAAGTATGGAATTTTTATATAACCACCATTATTGGGAGTTCGTTCATATTGACTCAAATATATAGAACAATCATAATAATTGCATAATACTTTTTTATCATTCGCAATTCTAACAGAATCACTTATATCAAAACTCATTATATAATATATAATTATTATATAATTATTTGTAAAATACTACAATGCGATTTCTTTCCTAAATATATGGAATATATGAAAATGTACTGTTCTCATAAATCGTAGCTACAAAAGTATCTTTGTATCCTTCAACATATACAGTATCATTATTATGTATTTCATCACATCCATATTCGCCTGTGCAACTTTTACCATTTAAACTTACTGGTAATTTAGTATTCATATTACCAGTATTTGACATAGTATAATATTGCCATTTATCACGTCCATTCATTGCCTTACGTCCCATTAATGGTAGAATCATTTCGCCATCATGCGCATTGCGAATATTTGGACGAGTTAATATACCCATTTGCGTATAATCCATTCCTGAACCGCGGGTTTTGATATTAATAGGAATACCACGAACATCCGCAGAATCGCGAGGGAAATAATAACCATCATTTCTTAATGGTGGATTATACGGGTCACTCATTGCGTCATTTCGTGTAGAAATCCCAACCAATGATGGCGGTGGTGGATTAGGTGCAGATAATACTACTATATTCGATTCATGTTTGTTTGATTTTGTTATGTGAATATAATAAAGGTACGCAACGATAATGAAAATGATAAATAACATAACCAACGTCATATTCTCAATACATATTACTCCTGGTAAACATTTTTTAGCCATTTTATATATTTGGAATATATTATATTTTTATTTTTGGAAACTTTGGAATAGGTATTATTTTACACGAATAACATTGTTTTGTAGCACCTTCCCATGTACTTGCCATATTTCTTCCAATGACTGAATATATAAAACAATCAATTTGTTGGATTATATCCCATATCATTTTTTCAATATTTCGTAAACCTAATGCAAAAAATAAAAATCCAATTGGTGAATATAACGTTTTTCCTAAAATATCTAGCGAATACCATTTAAAACATTTTGGCAGTGTTACTATCATTTTGAATCCACACATAATGTAACTAAAAATGGATTTAAAAATATTGAAAATGAAATCGAAAAATTGACCGATGGCTTTGAAAACATTACCAATTTTTTTAAAAAATTTACCTAATTCTTTCAATGGGTCTTTTGCCATATTTAATAAATAGTATCTTATATATTTATTAGATATGATTTTTCATTAATACTATTATTTAGTAAAATCAAAATTTGAGAAATTTTGAATTGTACTATTTAATTTTGATATATTTGTTAATAATTCTTTTGCACTGCTTTTAAGGTCTTGTAAATTTTCTTTTTCTTCTTCTAATCCTTCTTTTTCATCATCCATTCCTTCTTCTAAGCCTTCTTTTTCATCATCCATTCCTTCTTCTAACCCTTCTTTTTCATCATCCATTCCTTCTTTTTCATCTTCTAAACCTTCTTTTTTTTTCTTATCTTTATCTTTTTCATCACCATCAGTACCTTCTTCAAATCCTTCATTTAGCGATGAACCATATTTCAATATATTTGTCAAAATTAACGATAAAAGTAAAATAACCATCATGTTTTTACTGAAAAAAGATGTAATGAACCCAATTAACATGAATATTGCAACATGGGTATAATTACCAGTGTTTGCAAATAAAAATAGATTTAAAAGTGAAAAAATGAATACTGCATATAGTAATACTTTGTTATGTAATAAATCATTTCTTCTAGTAAATTTACTAAAGACATTTGACAACGGTTTTCTCATTTTTCCTACAACTGAATTAATTTTGTTTTTCAAATTCATTATATAATTAATTACTATTTTATTTTTGTTTTTGTTTTTGTTTTTCATATCTATATTCATGAATCGCCTAAATCGTTTTCAATAGAACTGTTATCATTCTCTAATTCATATGTAGATGGTATATCTCCCGAATAAATATCCAATACTTCTTTTACTACTTCTTCACGTTGAATATCGTTTCTTGAAAATTCAAAACTGGATATACTTGATGAACGTTTTCCCTTAAACTTATTCAAAAAATCATCTAAACCATTGAATTCGTGATTACGGTCAAATTGCTCTAAATCTCCGGTAATTACTAAACGGCTGTTCTCACCTAGTCTGGTTAACAACATTTTCATTTGGGAAATAGTAGAGTTTTGCATTTCATCAGCTACTATCCATGAATTTTTAAATGTACGTCCTCTCATATATCCAAGTGGAGCAATCTCGATTATTTTTTCCTCCATCAAATATTGTACTTCTTTTGGACTGATAAAATTATACAGTACATCATAAATCGGTCTGACCCATGGCGCCATTTTTTCTTCCAAGGTTCCGGGTAAAAATCCTAATTCTTCATCTACGGAAACCGATGGACGTGTAAAAATGAGTTTATCATATATACCTAATAAAAAATACCGTATACCATGTTCGGTTGCAAGTAGTGTTTTACCAGTTCCAGCGGGACCAGTTACTACGACGATTTTCTTTTCTTTGTTCTTCAATTTGGAAACAAATTGCTCTTGGTGCTTGTTTTTTGGTTTTGTGAATTTCGATTCAAATTGTGTTTTTTCTTGTTTTGACATGTAACTCATGCTCTCGTATATTTTCTTTTGATTAGAATATTGCTTATCTTTATCATATTCAGAATAATATTCATTAATTAATTCTTTTTCGTTTTGCTTTTTAGCCTTACGTCCACGTTTCTTTTCGTCTTTTTTTAATTCTCCTAGGTTTTCCTTGGAATTCTCTAAATTAGATGCATCCATTTTATAATACCCTTTTATTTTATTTTTTTATTATAGTCGCATTTGATATCTTTTAGTATTCTGTTACGATGACTGCTATTATGATGTTATATTGTTGAATACAGTTTTATTATAGAAAATATATTATAAACTTGAATAATGCAGCCATTTTTGTAATTACAAATTGTAATTTGTAACTCACAAATACATTTATAAAACGGTATAAAAATCTAACGAGTATATTATTTAGGAAGAATGTCCGAGGTATCGCCAAACACCCCATTTGTTGAACCGCTGTTAAAACAAGACGATAGTCGCTACGTAATGTTTCCAATTCAAGACAATGATATATGGAATATGTATAAACGCCAAGTTGATTGTTTTTGGAGACCAGAAGAGTGTGATTTATCCAAAGACCTTGGTGATTGGGAAAAACTGAATGCGGATGAAAAACACTTTATTTCTATGGTGCTTGCTTTTTTTGCGGCATCGGACGGACTTGTTACTGAAAACCTGGCATCGCGTTTTATGGGCGATGTTCAATTATCCGAAGCTCGCGCATTTTACGGATTCCAAATTGCTATGGAGTCAATACATAATGAACAATATTCCTTACTCATAGACACGTATATAAAAGATTCCGCCGAAAAAACAAAATTATTCCAAGCCACCAAACATTACCCTTGTATTGCAAAAAAAGCTGATTGGGCAAAAAAATGGATAAATGATAATCGCAGTTCATTTGCATCACGTTTGGTCGCATTTGCCGCAATTGAAGGTATTTTCTTTTCATCCAGTTTTGCATCTATTTATTGGATTAAAAAACGCGGGCTTATGCCAGGTCTTACATTCACAAACGAACTAATCTCACGTGATGAAGCATTACATACAGAATTTGCCATTCTATTATATAGTAAATTAGTAAAGAAATTGAATAAAAAACGTATTTATGAAATTATACAAGAAGCCGTTGAAATCGAAAAGGAATTTATTACAGAGGCAATTCCATGTAGAATGATTGGTATGAATCATAAATTAATGACTCAATATATTGAATTTGTAGCAGACCGTCTTATTCTTCAACTAGGATATGATAAAGTATACAATGCATCCAATCCATTCGATTTCATGGAATTAATCAGTATTGAATCCAAAGTGAATTTTTTCGAAAGAACAAATGCTGAATATGCTTTGGCCAATAAAACATGTGATTCCAATGTCTTTGAATTTAGTGCCGATTTTTAGAGAAACACGTATAAAATTGAATGATATTTTTATAAAATAAACTCATTAAATACAATATCCATAAATCATGTTCACTTTATTAAATATAATCGCTTTTATTCTTTCCGTATACGTAATATATACTATTGTTGAAATGTGTAAATCACAATACTATACTATGGAATCATTTATAAATATAAATAATGATAAAAATTGGGTTATCATTATTTTCAGACAAATTGTATTCATAATTACCGCCACGTTACTATGTGTATTTATGCATAATTTACATAATAATCATCCAGTAAAACCAAGAAAATTTGCAAAAATTGTGCCAATATAAAAACCTGCTATGGTGACGGCGGTTTGGTTTTGTTATATATATCCAATGTTCGTGCACTCGCATCTGTTGCATCTACATATTTCGGCATCCAAAAATAGGGGACTATTTTACCATGTCCCGGATAAAAATCTTCAAATACTTTTCTATAATATGCTTGTTCGGCCGTGGTAGGTGGGTTTTCTCCATATTCTTTTTTTTCTACATCTTTCATCTCGTTTGATGCATATTCTTGTAATATTTCATATAATGAATGTGATTGATCACTTACACCATCACTAAATGCTTCTTTTCTTCTCCACAAAATTTCTTTTGGTAATAATGGTTTTCTATTACTATTTGAAAAATACAAATAATCAAATGCTTGTCTTACTAAAAATTTCTCACATGTTTTGTTTGTATTAAATCGTATATGCGCTGGTATAGATAAATAATATTGAACCCAAGCTCTATCTAAAAATGGGGTTCGTGGCTCTAATCCATGGGATGAAATACATTTATCTGAACGCAATACATCAAATGCGTGGATATCTTTCAATAATCTACGACATTCTCGGTCAAATTCCAGCACATCCGGTGCCAAGTCCATATACAAATACCCACCACATAACTCATCCGACCCATCGCCATTGAAAATCACTTTGGCATCACTATGTTCTGATATATACTTACCCAATAAATAGTTACCTATACTTGCACGGACAGTCGTTGTATCATATGATTCTATATCACGTATTACGTCGGGTATTGCATTTGTGAAATCGGACTCTGTTAATAAAATTTCGGTATGATTACTTCCAATGTATTCTGCGACGATTTTTGCGCAACGTAAATCTTCGGAACCAGATAATCCTATACTGTATGTTTCTATTGTAGGTAATCCATTTTTCTTATGATATTCACTTACTAATGCTGCGATTAAACTACTATCTAAACCTCCGGATAACAAACATGCGATTGGTCGTTCGGTGGTAATGCATCGTTTTTCTACTGCATTGATTAAGTAATTTTGTATGTTTGAAATTACCTTGTTTATTTCACCTGAAATACTTCTACGCGTTTGATAACAAAAACTGGTTGTATGGTATTTTATATTTTTATGTTCTAATTTCCAAAATGCAGATACAGTTGTTGGTAATATATATGTTGAATATGTTCCTGGTATAAAATGTTCTATTTTGTATGTTTTTTGTGATGCTGAAACAAACTCAGATAACACCTTCAATTCTGATGCAAACCCGATACAATGTTCTTTGTCTAGCGATTCATCTTTATTGTGCATAACATATAATGGGCGTACACCATAAGGGTCGCGTGCAATAAATAGGCGTGCTTCATTTGTATATATACGTTGGTCTAATAATATAAATGAAAATACTCCGTCTAATAATTGGAGCGTATGTTCTATACCATACTTTTTATACAAATGAATAATGACTTCACAATCTGAATTCGTTTTTGGAATTATACCCATTAATGCATACAATTCTTTATAATTATATATTTCTCCATTACAAATTAATAAAATGTCATCTTGAATCAATGGTTGATTTGATGCAGTATTCAATCCATTAATTGCTAAACGATGAAATCCATACATCACTTTAATTCCTACTTTGGATAAAGTGGAAAATTCTGGGCCTCTTTTTTCTCCTTTTTTAAATTGGGTTTCAATAAAATTGGATGTATATTGTGATTCAGATTCATAATTTAGCAAAGAAAATATACCACACATTTTGTAATAGTAAGAATAATAGAATAATAATATGATAACTCTATGTTTATTTAATTTAGAATAAATCAAATAAAAATATAATTATGTAATATACATGGATTTTGACAAGTATATACAATCAAATAATACAAGTATTAAAAAATATGAAACAATCGGTTTAAAAGCAGCTTCATATAAAAAAATGAATGAAAATTTTTCATCATATTATACCAATAATCAAAAACAAAATATTATTGAAACTAAACCAATTTTAACAAATAGTATAAATAACACTTATTTTTTATCACTTGTTGAAGATAAATACAACAAAGATAATGATAACGAAATACCCGAACTTTCAAAAAGTAATTTTAAAAAACCAAGTCAGAGAAATGATTATATTACACAATTTTATATAGGTTCGTTATCAGCAGTTGGATTATATATATTATTTCGATATTTGTATGTTAAAAAATGATGGATGTTTACCAATATTTATTAGATTTTCTCATTCTTCTTGATTTTCTGGTTTTTTTCATTTTGGGAGTTTTCATTTTGTACATTTTTTTTGTTTTTCTAATCGATTTTGGTGATTTTTTGCTCATGGAATAGTATCCTCCTTTTGACATTTATATAATATATATAGTATATATTATATAGCTAAATATTTTACGGTTAATTGTATTACATTTTGTAACGCTTGTAAATTTCAAGTGCTACTAAACCACCGAAAATTTGTGATAAACAATAAGGAATGACTTCTACACTTGGTAATTTACCTGCTGCGGCCATTGCAATGGTTACAGCTGGGTTAATATGTCCACCAGAAATACTAGCTGTTAATAATATGGTTAGGGCTAATGCAGCGCCTATTGCTAATGGATTGCCAGTTGCTAAAATTACATAAATAAAAAAGAGGGCTCCTAAAAATTCGACTAAATAGTTGTACATTATGTATTTATATATATTATAAATATTTTTTTACAGATTTAATAGAAAATTGGAGCATTTGTTATATTTTTATTCGTTACTTTGGCAGGAACAGATGAACCTCCGCTACGCATTCTATGCAATGCTTGTCTTTCTACATTTCTATCGGTTACAGTAGTAAATGAAATTGGCGCTGCGCTACTATTCAATGAACCGTTTGCAATTTGGTCGACTCTTCTATTTGCAACTATTTGTGATGCATCGCGGTTTCCATAAAATTTCTTTTTATTTTTTTGAGCATTTGTGATTCTTGATGGTTGAAATGTTTCCATATAAATCTGACGATTCAAAGCAAACGTGGTTGTTCCATCAGATGTAATATCCTTTTGTGGCATTGCTTTAATACTCCTTAATGTTCCATTATTACCAATGGTTTTATTATATCGTAATCCAGGCATTGAGAACATTGTATTATATATTCATAATACATTATTTTTACACGTTGAAAATGCTTTTTTTCTAAAAAGAATTTTCATATATCTATCTTCTTATTGCCATAATAGCACTGTATGCAGAATTGTTATAACCTCCATTTGATACATCATTATAATTACGATTTACTGCGCGCAATTTTCTGAATCTTGTATAATCCGATGAATCTGGAACGAATTTAACATTGGCCGATGTTACTGGAATTCCAGTTGTATCGCATGTTTGAACAGGTTTTCGTAGTCCACGTTTTGTGATGACGGTTGATGTACTTACTTCTGCTGGTCCTCCACATGCAATATTTTTTCTTGATAGAAAATCACCTAAACCATTGACAGCACGGAATGGACCGATTGCTCGTCTCATTCCATTCATACTTCCAGTTGCATATTGTGTATTCCAACCATCACGAACTATACGACGCATTATAACTTGTTCACTTCCTTTGTAATTATTAATTGTTTGAACTGGTGAGATTCCTTGATATCCTCCTCCTAAACTTGTATTATTTGACATATTGTTTTGTATAATATATAATAGAAATATATTTTCGATTCATAATATATATTTATTTCATTTGAATGAGTTCTAAATCGGATAGTAGTGAAAATGAAACGGAATCTGATTCCAGTATGAGTGAAGAGAGTCCGGTATATTTAGAAAATTTGGAACATATACATGACATCGCAGAATTAGAAAAATTAACATCTCAAAATGTTAATGTAATTTTTGATGCTGAGTGTGTTCGCAAGCGCTCGAATTGGAGTAAATCTTCTACTGAATATAAGTTTGATACGCCTGCATTTAATCCTAAAAAGTTATTAGAATCAATACCGACACATTCTCCTAAATTAAATGCCCTCCTTTCAAAAATAGAAAGTTTAGATAAAAGTGATATGAAAAAACATGGAAAATTATTCAAACATTTCATTTTTTCTGATATAAAATCCAGTAGTTTTGGTGCTAAACTCATTGCTGGTGCACTTATTGCTAAGGGATTTAAACTTGGATATAATGCTTCAATAAAAAACGCAGTACCCGCTGTACAAGAAACTGTTGTAGAAGAACCTGTTGTACAAGAAACTGTTGTACAAGAACCCGCTCTACAAGAACCCGCAAACGTAAGTGGTGGTGCTCCTACTAAACCGAAACAATATGGAAAAATCGAATTATTATCAGACGAAGAACTCGCAAAAACACCTGGCAACAACTTTTATTTATTGGCATCCATTGGTGTATATGACCAACCAATCAGTGTTAAACAAAAAAAGGCAATATTACAAAAAATGAACCAACGTCCTGAAAATATCAATGGAGAACTTGCTCGAATTATTGTCATGGACAGTGGATTCAAAGAAGGAATCGATTTGTTTGATATTAAATATATTCATATTTTTGAACCCCAAGTCACTGCTGCGGACCAAAAACAAGTCATTGGGCGTGGAACGCGCACTTGTGGTCAAAAGGGATTGGAATTCCATCCTACCCGGGGGTGGCCATTGCATGTATTTATTTATGATGTTGATATGCCAGAGCCAATACGTAAATATATGGCGAATTCTTCTACTGCATTTGATTTATATTTGAAAGCATTGAATATTGATGTTCGTCTTATTGAATTTACTCATGATTTGGAAAGGGCTACTATATTTGGTTCTGTTGATTACGAATTAAACAAAAATATACACAGTTTTTCTATTGCAAGAGGAGAAGAAGAAGAGGAATCTTCTGTTTCAACGAAGTCTACTAATGTAAAACCCCCAATAGTCAGTTCTTTACCCGTCAGTTCTTTACCCGTCAGTTCTTTACCCGTCAGTTCTTTACCCCAAGTTGTTCCTGAAAATAGTGTTGTACAACCATCAACCAATTATAGTTCTTTACGCTCAACTGTAAGTTCACTTGGTAGTGAAAGTCCTATTGTACCTGAAACAAATGCAATGAGTTCCACTGAAAACGACTCAGTTACTTCTGAAAATACACAAGAAACACCATCAAATGTAAGTGTTGAACCTGAAAATACACAGGAAACATCATCAAGTGTAAGCGTTGAACCTGAAAATACACAGGAAACATCATCAAGTGTAAGTGTTGAACCTGAAAATACACAAGAAACACCATCAAGTGTAAGTGTTGAACCTGAAAATACACAAGAAACACCATCAAATGTTAGTCCTGAATCTGAAAATACACAGGAAACACCATCAAATGTTAGTCCATTGGAAAGTGAAAACACTTCATTTTTATCCAGAGCTGCTTCTATTGGTAATTCAGTATTATCCAATATCAGGTCTTCATTTGGTAGTACACAAGAAAATAAAAATACCCCTATTTCGAATGAAACGCAAAGCACTTTGGGCGGTGGACCTAAATTAATTGTTCGCCGCGATTTACCTATATTGAATTTACCTTCTCAATATGATGAGCTTACTTTTGACAATAAACGTATGACACATTCACAATTACGAAAACATATTCGTGATAATTTTGGAGAATATTCATGGGATAATGTAAAAATGGAGAACTTATGCAAAGGCGGTGCATCGCATGGTATAAAATATACCCCCACCCAAGATTTCATTCGCCATTATTTTACCCCCGAAAATCCGGTCAAAGGTATGCTGTTATGGCAAAGTGTGGGTACAGGAAAATGTCATGCAAAAGATACACCAATAATGATGTATGATGGTTCTATTAAGATGGTACAAGATATTATTGTTGGTGATATTTTAATGGGTGACAATTCAACACCACGTAAGGTATTATCGTTAGCACAAGGTAAAGACGAATTGTATGATATTATTCCAGTAAAAGGTGATAAATACACTGTAAATTCAGAACATATTTTATGCCTGAAACCAACTCGTCTAGGTATACGTTATTCTGAAAAAAATAAAAATTTACCTTACACTGCTCCTTATATAAATAGTAAAACATGGAAAGTTATTGCAAAAAGTTTCACAACACAAGAAGAGGCAAACTTGTATTTAGATGAAATACATAATAACGAAAATATTATGGAAATACCAGTATGTGATTATTTAAAATTACCAAAATATTTAAAAAAAGATTTGAAAGGGTATAGGACTAGTGTGGATTTTTCAAGTAAAGACGTTGTATTTGACCCATATATAATAGGTTTTTGGTTAGGAGATGGTTCAAAGAGAGACCCCGTAATTAGTACACAGGATTCAAAAGTCTTACAGTATTTATTTCAGGAATTACCTAAACACAATTTATCATTGAATTATCAAAGCGGATATGATTATCGTATTTCATCTGCTACTAATAGAGGCGAGAATAAAATGTTGAAGGCATTGCAAACATATAACTTAATAAATAATAAACATATACCAACAGATTATAAGATAAATGATATGAATGTTCGCTTACAGTTATTAGCCGGGTTAATTGATTCTGATGGATATAATGATAATAATGGTTATGAAATCACACAAAAAAATAAAACACTCGCCGAAGATATTCTATTTTTATGCAGGTCATTGGGATTTGCCGCTTACATGAAAGAATGTAAAAAATCATGTATGTATAAAGGAGAAAAGAAAACCGGTAATTATTACCGGATAATAATTTCAGGTGACCTTTGTATTGTTCCTGTAAAAATAGACCGTAAAAGGGCTTATGCTAGATTACAAAAGAAAAATGTATTAGTTACAGGAATTGATGTAAAATCAGTTGGAATAGGAGATTATTATGGGTTTACATTAGATGGTAATAATCGTTATTTGTTAGGTGATTTTACAGTTACACATAATACTTGCAGCGCAATTGCAGCGGCAACTACCTCTTTTGTACCAAAAGGATATACTATACTATGGGTTACTCGAACCACCTTGAAAAATGATATATGGAAAAATATGTTTGACCAAATATGCAATGAACAAATCAAAGAAGAAATTAAAAAAGGTGTAACCCTTCCCGCGGAACACGCTAAACGTATGCGTATGCTATCCAAAGAATGGAGTATTCGTCCAATGTCCTATAAACAATTTAGCAATTTGGTTTCGAAACAAAACAATTTTTATAAGAGCGTTGTCAAAAAAAATGGCGAAGCCGATCCGCTGCGCAAAACACTCCTTATTATTGATGAAGCCCATAAATTATATGGCGGAGGTGATTTATCCTCATTAGAACGTCCAGATATGAATGCGCTAAAACAATCCATTCAACAATCTTTCCAACTTTCTGGTAAAGACTCGGTGAAACTCTTATTGATGACCGCTACCCCCATAACCGAGAACCCAATGGAACTCATTCAACTCATTAATTTATGCAAACCGGAACAAGAACAAATGCCTGAATTGTTTTCCGATTTTTCAAACATCTATTTAGATGAACATGGCCGTTTTACACCAAGTGGAGAAACCAGATATTTGAACGATATTGCCGGATATGTTAGTTATTTAAATCGAGAAAAAGATGCGCGTCAATTTGCACAACCCATTGTCAAATTTGTTACTGCACCAATAGTTAATAATATGGATGCACTGAATCGATTTGATAAAAATTATGTTCGTCATCATTTAGATAGTAATGTCGTAGAATTAAAAGACCGCGTAAAAGAGAACTTGAATAAACTGGAAGGAGATTTAAGCGATTTAGATATGAGTAAATTTAATGGTCTCAATGTAGCATGTGACCAATATGAAGGAAAAGTAAAAAAATCTTGTGAAAAACTTGTTAATAAAAATGTTAAACTACTTTTAGCAGAAGCAAAGACCGAAGTTAAAAATATACGAGATACTATCAAGGATATTCGCGAAGAAATCAAAAATAAAAATTTGTATAAAAATGAAACTTTGAAAGGTATTAGTGAGAACCTTGAAAATAATCCACAAGAATATGCTAAATTCAAGGATTCTTTGTATTATAATTTGAAGTCCAAATGTGGAAAAACAGTGAGAACAAACGATGATTTGAAAGAAGCAATACAAATACATCCGGTCATTGTCGATTTGAACCAACAAATTAATGAATATAATACCAGAATTGCCGGTATGCATGAACAATTGAAAACCAATTTAGTTGTTTATAAAAAACGTATTTTACAAATTAGAGAACTCATGAAAACTGATTTATCGCCACTTGAAAAGAATGTTCTCCGTATGGCTCTTCGGGATGAACGTAAGAAAATGAATAGAATGACCCGACGTGCCGAAAAAGAAAATACTGAAAATATTAATGTAATTAATAAGACACGGAAAGCGGCTGAAAAACGTCTACAAAAGAAAACAGGCCAATTAAGAAAAACATTGAAAGAACGCCTAAAAGAAGAAAACCAATATGAAAGAGAAAATAAAAAAGCAGAAAAACAAATTAGAAAAACATTGCGAAAACAGGGTATAATTCAAAATATTGAAAATGAAATGTTGCAAGAATTATTTAATAAATATTCCGCTATTATTAATGAAGAATTGAAACGTTTAAAGGAATCTATGGAAGAAGATGAACGCGAAGAACAAATGAAATTGCAACAAAAAGAGGATAAGAAAAAGGCAAAAGAAGATGAAAAAAAGAACAAAGCTGCTGCCAAAGAACAAGAACGATTGACAAAAAGAGTGGAAAAGGAACGCGAAAAGGCTGCTAAGAAAGCAGAGCGCGAAAGATTACGAGAAACAAAACGTGCCGAAAAAATGGAAAAGAAAAACAAAACGATTAAGAAAAAATCATGAGTAGTAGCTATAAAATAATTATTATATTATGACCAACTGATGCTATTATGTGTAACAATGAATGATATAAGTTACCAATACATCTATCTTCATGATAACAGTATGTATTATTCATGTATCCATAATAGTACAAATAAATAGTTGCTAAAAACGTATATACGGTAATAATTGCTAAAAATATTTGGCTTGTGCTGGTGATATGTTTGCATTTTTCAAAAAATACATATCCTCCATAGAAAGCAATTGCGAAAATGGCGATTTTGTCTATCACCAATGCATATATATTCATGTTGGAATGAACAATTAGCGATGTTATAACTAAAATGAAAAATAAAAGTGAATATAATAAATAATTGTAATATAGTGCTAATATGGAATTTGTTATGAAAACAATACTTGAATAAAAACAAGTATTTTTTATCGTGGTTGTATCTGTATTTTCTAATTCCATTTTATATAATATCAAAAAAAAATATTTTGATATTATTATATCCTATTTCTACCCACTATGTTGTAGTGGCTGTCATTGTAATATCAATATAATCAATATCTTTAAACATAGTATTTAATAATTCGCTTACTTTTCCATTATCTTCGCCGTTTATTTTTAATATAGCAGTATTTTCTTGTGAAGTTATATCTGTTTTTCTGACAATTTCTATATCTTTTATAATTGACGAAACATAGATATTTTGTTTATCTTTTAATCTAGTTATTATTCTTTCTATGTCAATATTCTTTATAGTTTCTATGTTTGTATTTATTTTCAAATTTATATAATCTACATTTTTTAACAAACTATCCATTGAATCCATTATTTTTCCCTTATCTTCGCCGTTTATTTTCAATCTTGCATTATTTTCTTGTGAACTTCCGGGTGTTTTTCTGATAATATTAATATTTCTTCCATTTTCATTCAATGATGTTAAAATGTGTGATATATATTGTTCACTCAAACCGTCTCCGTTAGGTATATCTGAAGTAATATTTACAAAACCTTCATTATAAGTTTCATAATACAAACTTAATAATATTATTGAGACTAATATAATTGCTAAAATAAAATAAAAATACTTCATATATATTTCGTTTATATTTTATTTGGATATTTTTGGATATTTTTGGATATTTTTCATGTTACTACACTATATATGCAATCTAACGAAGATATTGATAAACTAACTTTGGAACTATTGATAAACAAAAATCAATACAACAAATATTTATCTCAAACAAATCCGGAAAAATACAAACAACATCGAGAACATTTAGACAAAATTACTAAATATAGGGGTAAAATTCATTCCATGTTCTCACAATTAATGGAAAATCCAGAAAAACAAATTACAAATCAATTAAATGAAAGTTTTGACCATTTTGTGAGAACTTGTATGAATCATTTTGAAATAAAAGAATTGGATTATCAAACATCCCAAGAAAAAGAAGTAGAAGATGACGATGATGTATTGTTTGGCAACTGTGAAAGTATTTCAAATAATGAAAAAGAAACATTAATGGATACATCATATGCATCAGGTTCTCTATGGGGTAAAAAAATAAAGAAGAAAAATAATGATTCGGTAGCCGTTCCGTCTTATACATCGGTAGCCGGAGCTTATACACTCGACATGTTTATCAAACAAAAACAAAACAAAAAATAAAATATCCATTTATTTTAAGTAGTAACAGAGAACCTTATGAATTTTTTCCCGCGAAATCTATTCAATTTATCAACTTCAAAAACTAAAAAAGTGTTGTATGATAAAAAACGTAAAACATTGAAAAAAATGAATTGCAGTCCTGCTGTGAAAGGAATGACTATCAATAAAAATACATGTTTTACAAAAGATGTTTTATTCAAAATCAAAGATGCATATAATAAAGGGCATCGTTTAGAAGAAAAAATTGTATCCAATGAACCAAAAGAAATATGGAATATATTACGAGAACGTTTAGTGAAATGCGAAAAAGAAGATTGTTGGTTATCCGAAATCACCGACGCGAACTTACGTAAACAAATTGATGATTATATTTTTGCACCGGACCAACCACCTGAATGGAAAAGCAACAAAAATGAATGGTTGTCCAATATTGATATTTCCAAAGTAATGAAACAATATGAACATAAATATAAGAATTTCAAATTTATTGGACCTACCCCAATTGATTTTGCAACCCGGGTTCCAGAGCAAGGTGGAAAATGTGTCTGGGAAGAATTATGTACAATATCTGTTGAAAATTTATTAAAGCAAGGAAAAACAAAAATAGGTATTACGTTCAATTTAGACGATCATAATGGACCAGGTTCTCATTGGGTTTCCATGTTTATTGATTTTAAAGATAAATATGTATTTTATTATGATAGCGCAGGAAATGATATTCCATCCGAAATCGATGATTTACGAAAAGAAATTATTCGCCAAGCCAATAATCTAAAACCAAGAAAAATAAAAATGAAATTTTACAAAAATTACCCAGTTGAACATCAAGAGGGCAATACAGAATGTGGTATGTATTCGTTGTTTTTCATTATTACATTGTTGACTGCGAAAGTGGATGGTATGTCCAAATTATCTTTAGCCAAAAAAATAAAAATGTTCAAAGGCGGAAAAATTCAAGATTCTTATGTTGAAAAATATCGTTTTGTATATTTTAATTATGAATAATCAGTGAATAATCAGGTATTATTTTGTCATAATATATTAGTATGACAACATATAACAATAAACACTATAATAATAAAACACGAAAAATAAAATTATTCAAAGGAGGTGCTCTCGAAGATGATATAAAAAATGCAGCAATTGATAAAGTGAAGTCTGTTACTAGTACTGGTCCTGGTAGTGGTTCTCCTGCTACTGGTCCTGGTAGTGGTCCTGGTAGTGCTCCTGGTACTGGTCCTGCTACTGCTCCTGGTCCTGATTCTAGTGTCCCTGTTAAATCCGGAAAAAAAGTATCAATTCTTATTGATTTTTATAAAAAATTATTGAAACCCGAAAACTATGGAAATAAATTAAATTTTAATAAATTTTATGAAATTATTAATGTAAACCAAAACGAAATCGATATGACAGAAACTATCACTGGTGTGGAAGAATTATTTGAAATATTTAAAAATGAGCTTGAATATATTAAAGCGAACAATGATGATAAAGAAACTAAGAAAAAGGCACTTTCATCTAACCATGAAAAAACAAAAAAAATTACTATTGAATATAAAAATGGAGATTATACAATTACTGGTCCATCTGGACCTGTAACAACAATAACACCAGGTTCAACAACAAGACCAACAACAACACCAGGTTCAACAACAAGACCAACAACACCAACAACAACACCAACAACAACACCTGTATCAATCGAAGAAAATATAAAAAACACTGCTATAAATGTATTGAAATCCAATGTTGAACCTATTATTATTACTGGTAATATACAAGAAACTGCTAAAAATACAGTATTTGACGCAGTTATAAAGGAACTAGTCAAATCAGATTTAGATGAAAACTCATTAGTTTCAAATTTCAAATTAGAAAAATTATATGATGAAATTGCAAAATTAACAAAAAAGATTAATGAAAATAACGATAATATCAAAACTGAAAAAAATAATATTAAAAAATATAGTACTGACCTTGAAAAATTCAAGAAGATTGAAAATAATTATAACTCACAAAAACTTAACGATAAATCAAAACAGGAAAAACTTTCCATATTAAAAGCGAGAAATAACGTAAAAATAAAGGTAAAAATTACTGATATTGAAAAAAGTATTACAAATATAATAACAACACTAGCTAAAAATACACTAATAAATAATTTACTTCTACCATTAAACTCTGAAAAAGAGTATTACTTGAACTTATTGGATCGTGCATATGATATTCTAACAAAAGAATTGTCGTCTGTTGAAGGAACCGTTAGTACACTAGGTGTTATTTTAGATAAAAGAAATAAAAAGATATTTTTAGATAATATGCAAAAAATTCGAAATAAAATATATAAATTGACGCATAAAACCTGGATGAATAGAACAAAAGATCCAAACATATCTAATACCTCTTCTAGTGCTATTATTCCAGAAACTGCTATAACCAAAGCCGCTATAAAAGCGGTAAATGATGTAGTTAATCCTGCAAATCCATAAACTGATATAACAAACGCCACTATAAAAGCGGTAAATGATGCAGTTAAACCTGGTAAATCTGTTAATAATTCAAAAAAAAAATTTCATCATCATCATTTCAGAGTGGACTTGCTGCTGTTGGTGCAAATTTAGGTTCAATTGCTAATTCTTTGTCAAAAGCAAGGTCTTAAACTAGTTTTTACACCTTTTCTCAATTAAACTGACTATTTTTATATTAATTTTCCATTAATGTATATTTTATCATCATAATTATAATAAAAATCAAAACATTTTATTTCATTATCAGTTGAATAAGTTGGAATAATATTGTTTGATGAAAAAGATAATACACCTATAATAATTTTTGACTTTAATTCTTGAATATTATTTTTTTTCCTATACTCATTTAATCCTTTTTTTAATATATATTTCACTTCATTATCTAACCCTTCATGGTCATCTGAAATAGAATTAAAACAATATTTACCATAATATCTCTTATGGTTTTTTCCAACTTTATAAATAAAAGTAATAAATGGCATATACAATACATTATTAATTTGTATCTAAGTAATTTTTGGGCATTTTAAATGAGAAAAGGTGTAATATATTTCAATAAAAATATATTTAGACATTTCTACATATATTTATTCAAAAAACAATGGCATATATTCACCCCGAAAACCAAAAATTATTATGGAACACGATTCAAAAAACACCCATTTTCAACAATCTAGGTTCTCAACAAACCCAATGGTTTAAATCCGTAATTCAACATTTTTACGAAGAATATCCAAATGCAAAAACAATAAAAACAAAAGATGAATTGCAAACTATAAACCGCGCGACAATATCGTTCATGGTGAACTCGCTAAAAGACATGTTTCAACCAAAACAAACGCCGACTTCATTATCTCAGCCAAATTATGGAAATACAAGCTTACCATCAACCAGTGGAAGTAATGAACGTGTATCTTATTACAATGACCAATTCAATAATCGACAAA